CAACGGATTGAAGCGGATCCACGCTCCGGCTTCCGGATTGTAGTCACCAAGTACTGCGCCAATGTCCCCTTTACAGTCGTTCAGCAATTCAATCAACTGTCCGGCAGTACGGTCCCAGCTGCCTTTTTGTGGCAGCCAGCGCGTACCTTTTTCATCTGTCTTTTCCCAACTTCCGGTAACATAACCTACGTTTTCTCCTGCTTCAAACAGTGTTTCCAGATACGTGATCAGCTGCTCCGCCGGATTCCAGTTGGAAGGCTCCTGTATCTCTTTCCCTTCCAGCCAGTTTTTATCCACAACAACACGGTCACTGTCCACCGCGATACTGTCGTTCCAATCCAGTTCATGGCCCTTCTCCGGAACCCATCCATGATCCAGGGCAAGCTGTACGATCGTGCCGCCGGTTACCGGTGAGGATGAGCCGGAAAAGGTTCTCCATTTTTTCTCACATTCATTTGCATGATATCTGCCGTAATCTTTCTGGCTCCAGGCATCCCATACAGACACCGGATACCCTTCCTGTTTCAGAGCCATTCCAACAGAACACCATTCCTGATAAGTAAGCTCGGATGGATTGATATGTTCTATAATTTCTGTAAGGCTCGTCCTCTGTTCCATAATTTTTAAGCTCCTTTATACTCTCTTGGATTGATGTCCATTGGAACTCGCCATCCATTTGCCGCAATCCGGTCAATCAGATTCTTTGCTGTCTCGAACTGCCAGGTTCCTACATGCTCAAATCCTCTGCTTTCCAGAAAACGGATCTGTTTTGGTGTCGTCAGCCCTTCTGTACGCCGTTTATTCAGTCGATCCAGGATCTTTTCTGCCTTTCCTGCATTTTCGATTTCATCCGGCATAATACCCAGCTTTTCCAATGTTTTTTTCTGCTTTTCAGACGGTGGTCCCATTTCCCATCCAAAAGAAGGCACATAGCTGGACAGGTCCTCTGCCTGGATGGACATTTCAAACTGCAGCGGATCCACCAGTTTCTTTTTGCGCTTCTTCATTTCTGCAAGCTGTTTTGCCAAAGCTTCTTCTCTCTGTGCTACGACATCCTCAGATGCTTTCTGTTCTGCTTCTTCTAAGTCAACCGGCATGCCTGCTTCTTTTTCCAGATTTTCTGTCATCTGCTGGGCTACTTCTTCATTTTCGCAGATCAGGCTCGCCGGATGGCACAGCTCATGCCGCTCTGTGTGCCACAAAAAATCAAGCAACAGTAGATGGTCTTTTCCTGTTTCCGGAGACAATCGGGTACCACGCCCCACCATCTGACAATACAGGCTCCGCACCTTAGTTGGTCTGAGAACCACGATACAATTCACCGACGGGCAATCCCAGCCCTCTGTCAGAAGCATTGAATTACACAAAACGTTATACTTCCCAGCATCAAAGTCTTTCAATATTTCAGCTCTGTCCTGGCTGTCTCCATTTACCTCTGCAGCCCGGAATCCATACTGATTCAGCAAGTCACGGAATTTCTGGCTGGTCTTTACCAGCGGAAGGAACACCACCGTTTTTTTATCCCGGCAGTATTTCTGCATTTCTTCCGCAATGCCCTGCAGATACTGATCCAAGGCGGTGCCGATTTCGCTTACTTTAAAGTCTCCGGCCTGTACGGATACACTACTCATATCAATTTTAAGCGGAATAGTCAGCGCCTTGATCGGGGACAGATACCCTTCTTTGATTGCTTTCGGAAGTGTATATTCATAGGCCAGTGACTCAAAATAGGCTCCAAGATTCCGCATATCACCGCGATCTGGCGTTGCTGTTACGCCTAATACATGTGCATGCGGGAAATGCTGCAGCACACGCTGATAGCTGTCCGAAATACAGTGATGAGCTTCGTCAATGATGATCGTGTTAAAATAAAAGGGATCGAAACTGTTCAGACGTTTCTCTCTCATCAGTGTCTGCACAGAACCAACTACTACGCGGAACCAGCTTCCCTGACAGGAACTCTCTGCTTTTTCAAGGGCACAGCCAAGACCGGTTGTCTTCATCAGTTTATCTGCGGCCTGTTCCAGCAGCTCCCCTCTGTGTGCCAGGATCAGAACACGGTCTCCCTGCCGAACACACTCTTCTGTTACTTTGGCAAAGACTACTGTCTTTCCACATCCAGTAGGAAGGACCAGCAGGGTTTTTAACACCCCGCTGTCCCACTGTTCAAAAATCGCTTCTTTTGCTTCTTTCTGATACGGTCTCAGTTCCATTTAAAATCTCCCCGGTGTAAATGCTGGCTTGTCCGAATCTTTCGGATACAGCTTTTCAATGTAGTTGAACTTCTTACTTGGGTCTTTGATTCCCGGCTTCACGCCGATTTTCGCTCTTGCCGTTTTTCCTGGAAGCGCATTCCAGTCCATCCGAAGCTCTTCCCCCTCTTTTTTCAGACCGACGCCACGGAACAGCTCTGACAATTTCCATTCCAGGCTGCTATGTAAGATGTAGTTCTCACGAATTGTGATTTCGCGGTCTGCGTGTACGATGAAGTACACAACTGCCATATTGCATGGCGGGAGCTTTCCTTCTCCTTTGGATCTGCTGCGGTCATATTTCTCGATGGTTACGTTGTAATCCCCCTCCGGGATTGGATCAAAGTTCTGGGAATCCTGTTTAATAGAATCATCCCATCCAAGTTCTCTTCCTTCTACTGACATAATCGTTTTCCTCCTTAATTAAATGGAATTTCCTGTTTTTCTTTCATTTCTTTGATTGCAGCATAGACCTGGTCCCAGCAGGCTACCAGAAGCCCCTCGATAATGCCAGGATTTACGACATCGTAATCTTTGATCTTCGTGCCGACAGGAACATACCCTTTCGCTTCTACGACGTTCTCCACGTCCCATTCATCTACGTGATAAGTTTCCATCAGATCTCGCAGCGCCTTCGGGATTTCCGGATCCAGACTGCTCTCCCCAGCAGGATCCGGCGCTTTAGGCGGCTCATCCAGTGGAAGATTCATCTGTTCCCCAGTTACTTCTTCTGGCGTTGTCGGCTTCGGAGCTTCCGGAACGGGCTCAGGAGCTGACGCCGTTTTAGGTGCTTCTGCAGCTTTGTACGGTTTCATATCTGCGGAAGCTTTTCCCTGTTCTATAATGCTCTGAATGACTTTGTAGTCAAACGGAACCTCATCCGGCAGACCGAAACGGTTCTTTGCATCCCAGCAGGCGTTATGTGACGTGTACATGACACGCTCACCGCCCTGCGCTTTCCTCTTCTTTCCCTTGTCATCAACTGCAATGGAAAACGTTTTGTAGTTGGCAAACAGCAGCATGTCCGCCCATTCCTTGATCAGCGGCGATGTCTGGGATGTTGTTTTCTTTCCAAGCTTCAGCTCCCACCGGTCATAAGCTCCCAGCTCATCCGGCTGTTCAAATTTCTTGATCTGCGCATGCGCTGTGAGAACTACATTGACACCAGCTTCTACCACCTCGGAAAGCCGGTTCAGGAACCGGCCAATCTCCTCTTTTACGTAGGTATAGCCGTTTCCATATCCGAAGTCCTCAATGCCGGATTTGCGGTGTTTATCGCAGATATACTGGATACACATAGACTCTGCCCAGTCGATCGTATCAACCACCAGCGTTTTACACACATCTGGATGCGTCCGGATGTAGTCTACCTGATCCAGAAGATTCTGCCAGCTCGTAGCCTTTGGCAGCCGTGCCACATCCATTGAATTTGTACTGCCCTCGGTGTCAATGAATACTGGATCCGGGAATTTACTGGCAAACGTAGACTTGCCAATTCCTTCCGGACCATAAACCACAACTTTTTTTGCACAGGGAATTACACCTTTGATAATTTCCATTAAAATACACCTGCCTTCCATGATTTCTGCTGTGGCTGCTCAGCCTGCGCCTGTCCAACCACATAACCGTCTTCGATAATGATGCTGCATTCATCGCCGGTACTTACCCTTGTAGCGATTGCCTGCAGACCTTCGTGCTCCAGCCAGGAGCCAAACTCCTGCAGTGTCTGCAGATCCATCTGCTCCAGCTTATCCAGAAGGACAAAGCCACACTCTGGATTTAATTTCCGGACAATGGCTGTTGATACCATCAATCGTTCAGAACCGGACATGTTGTCCCATTTCTGTCCTTTATACATCAGCTCGCCTTCCTTTACAGAAAGCCCCGGAAGCGGCAGTTCCGCCGATGAAAGCAGATTGGATTTCTTTTCCCGGACAGAAGTAATTTTCTCCGAAAGCTGATCATACTGACGGCGGTATTCTTTTGCATCATCCTCCGCCTTCTCCTTGTCCAGATTTGCGCGTACCATTCGATTGATTTCCTCAATATTGGAAATGCTGTCTTCCAGTTCCTTGGTGGACTGATCCACCAGATCAGCGGCCGACTTTTCGGCAGTTTCCAGATCTTTTACCAGCTGCAGGTGATGCTGCTTTGCAGCCTCCAGCTGTTCAGACAACCGTTTCACTTCGTCATAAGCGCGTTTGGTCTCTTCCCGGATCTTTCCTGCCTGTTCTCTTTTCCGTTGATTCTCGCCATTCTGAGCAAGGATGTCCTGCTGCTGTCGGATCAGCTCCGAGGCTGACACCAGATCTTTCGGAGCATCCGGATAATACGGCTGTTCTTTTGCAAACTTCTCTTTCTGATCCGCGGTCCGGCCGATGTACAGCCGGTCCTGGTACAGCTCTTTCTCGTCATTCTCCAGTTCAGCCAACTGATTACCAACGCCGATGATCTGCAGCAGCGTCTGTGCCTTTTCCTTTCCGGAGCTCTCCATGAACTTCGGAAGATTCAACGCCAGAGATTCGACAAAAGTGTTCAGCAACGACTGTCCGGCTTTCTGACCACTTGGATCTGTTACCTTCAACGCGCTGTTTTTGCCTTTACGCTCAACGATCAAACCGTTATTTAATACGATTTTTAAGTTGGGCGGAATGATGGATCCCTCACGCGTTGCATCTGATGGTCTGAAGTTTTCGCCACCCAGTGCCCATGCGATGGAATCCAGCACCGATGTCTTACCCTGGTTGTTTCTGCCGCCGATGACGGTCAGACCGTTTGCCGTCGGTTCCAGTTTTACTGCCTTGATTCGCTTGACATTTTCAATTTCAAGCTTATTGATTTTCACTGACATCTTTCTTATCCTCCTTGCCTTTGTTAAAGTAATTCCACACGGTCCCCGCACTGCAGCCCATTTCGTCTGCAATCTTTTCATAGGACCATCCGGCATTTCGAAGCGCCGTCATTTTGCCGGTATCCAATTTTTTCTTACGGCCCTGTCCTGCAGGGCTTTTCGGGGGGGGCGTTGGTTTTGCCTCTGCTTTCTGTTCCGGTTCTTTTTCCGGCTTCTCTTCCGCCTTAGTCTGCGGCTGTTTCATAACCGCAAACACAGCACCGGCCTCTGCAGCAGCACGGACTTCCTGCATAGTCATCCCGCTGATGGCCATCGGCTGCATGACATAAATATCATCATGCATGCCGTGCATTGTCAGATCCACGGCTTCGCTATATTCAACGATCTGCATCATTTTCCTCCTTCATTCACCGATCCGCTCCGGATCCATGTAGCGAACACACGATTCCGGCGCTCTTCTTCCCGTTCTTCCCGCTCCTCGCGGCACTCTTCAATATAATCGCCGATCTTCTTACCAGCGAGCGCAAGAAGAAACATTCCGACTCCCAGGGCGGCGCGGCCCCACAGATCCGAGTCTACGCCGCCGATGTAAATCCATGTACCAACCGCGCCGAGCGCCAGCGCTACTTTATCCGATGCTTTCATTTGCTGTTACTCCTTCCACGTTGATGCCCTCGATCTCCGAGAAACGTTTTGCGTTAATGAAATATACCCAGTGGTCCGATGTTTTGATTCCATAGCCCCATGGGAATACCCCCTGCTGGAGCCCTTTGCGCACGGTCTGATGATTAATTCTCATCATCCGCGCGGCATCCATGACACTCAGACGCGGGATAATGCAATCTTTCGCTTTCTGTGTCGAAAGCGCCGGCATTCGGTCATCCGCCTTGGAAAAGTAGTCCTCTTTCAATCCCAGTGCAACGGCGATATCACGCTGCTGCTCCTCAGGCGGAATCTGCTTTCCGGCAAGGTACTGGCTGATTGATGCTTTGCTTTTTCCGGTCATTCCTGCCATCTGCACCTGCGTAAGATTCAATTCTTTTGCAGCTTTTTTCAATTTTTCTGAAAAATTCATTGCCTTATTACTCACTTTCTGCTACGATGTAGCTGGTTTGTTTGTGTGTCCCATGGGAACTGGTCCTTCCTGTGGGACTTTTTCTTTTTATACCGCTTCTTCTTTTTTAAGGTACTTATTCAGAAAATACTGCTGGCCTTTCCCAGTTACCTTTGTAGTTTTAGTCATCCGCACGCTGCCGTCCGGATTGGAAATCACAGTCTCTTTGATCTGGAAAAATCCATTTGCCACGTATTTCTGCTTCGGCATGTTCCGGCTGGATCCTGTCTTCATAAGATAGCCTTCATTACGGAGCTGTTCGAATAATCTTTTCTGTCCAGTGTCCACGCCGTTCTGGCGCAGGAGCTTTGCGAGATCTCCGATCAGGATGGAACTGGTGCTTGCTTTCACCGCATCCGCGAAGATTTCCTTCGGACGCATGCGCTCGACATCTTCCAGCAGACCGGCGTTGGTTTCTTTCAGCTTCTCGATCTTCTGATCTGCCATTTTCAGGGCGCGGGCGAAGATCTGCTCCGGGGTGTTCCAGGCTTTTTCCAGGTCAATGAAGTATTGACGGTACTGCTTGCCTTTCTCGGATCGCTGGATCATACAGATCTGTTTTGCCATGTCTACGGAAATCTGGTAGTCCATAATATCTCTTTTGACCTCTCGATTTCCCTCTAATCGAACCTTCTCATTTTTGAGTAAGTTGAAATCAACCCCATTTTCAAATCCATATTCCGCCATTCTCGAGAACCAATCATTGAATCTCGTATTGATTTCCAATGCTTCATGTAAATCTCTTGCTGATACGGTCGGCTGTTCTGCCTCGTAGTTAATTTTTAACAACTCGTTCATCTAATTCCTTCTTTCTATCTTTATTTTTGATTTTGTGTTATACTTCTTTCAAAATATTTTGAAAAGGAGAATTGCCATGAATAGTGATGTAACCATTATCCAATCTCGCTTTCACTACACCGAAAAAGCATATGTGCCAAACACTTCGAACATCGTAGTTATCATTGACGAGCTGATCAAATTGATGGAACCGTATTTTCACAAACAAGCCCCTACATTCCGACTTATAAATGATATTCGCTTTGAACACCCAGAAACCGCTTCTACTTACGATAAAATTCATATCTGCTGTATGGACACTTCTTGGTCTCAAATAGCCTATCAATTTTCCCATGAATTCTGTCACCTTTTAATTGGAAATCCAGTTCCACAAAAGATGCGATGGTTTGAAGAAAGCATTTGCGAACTTTCCTCTTTGTTTTTCATGGAACAGCTGGCCATTGTTTGGGCGAAAAGTGGAATCCTCGGTCATCCCGAATACGCGGGATCTTTTATCTCCTACTGCGATAATCGCATGAATTCCGTATCTAACCTTCAAAATCTTTTGGATGTCTCCGATCCATCTTCTAATATTTGGGTTCATGCTGTTTCCGAATGCTATGACAGAAATTTCAATTTGCAAATTGCCAAATTACTTCTACCAATTTTTCGCAAATACCCTGCATTATGGGAAACTGTTCCCCTTTTAAGCAGGTTACCAGAAGATGAACGCTCACTTACTCGGTATTTAAGTTATTGGAGCATCCTTTCTGGAGAATCATTCCGGCAGCCTTTTGTAGAACTCGCTGAAACTCTTCATTGTTCCATATAAGACCAATTTACCCACTGATTCTCACGCCATAACCAAAACTCAGCCGCGCCACCGTTGTAATAGATATAAACTTTATATCCTGTTACCTCTGGTGGCTCTGGTTTCCCGCCAAGCAAGATCTCTTCTCTTTTCGCCATGAACTGATGCATAGCAAAAGAAATTGTTTTTTCAAGCTGTGCATAGTCAACGCCCATAGCTCCCGGTGCTCCCTTAGGGCATCCGTAATTCTTGAACGTGTTCATGTAATTCACCTTCTTTCTTTTTTTTGTCATCCTGCTTCTGGCTTACCATGGCTTCTCCCATACCCAAGAGATAACCCTTGTCAAAATCAGACATTTTAGAAATTGCCGTTGCGATGGTTTCCAGAATCTGTTTTTCTTTTTCTGACATCTCGTTTCACTTCCTTTCTTTGATTTACCAACAACACAATGATTTTTCTCGCTTGCGTTGTTGCTATGCGTCTATTATATGTGGCTTAAGGTCTTTTGTCAATAGTTTTTTTGTGGCTTTTCGACTTTTTGTTCTTATGCCACAATTTTATATTGATTTTTTTTCTGTCATGGGTTACAATACATTCAAGGGAAAGAGGTGAGAAAATGAATGAACGTCTTAAGAGATTAAGAAAAGAATTAGATATAACCCAGCAAGAATTTGCTGACAAACTTGGAACTGCAAGAAATAATATCGCCGGTTACGAAACAGGTAAACGCCAGCCAAGTGATGCCGTCATCTCTCTTATATGTAAGACAGACTTCCCAAAAGGAAGAGTCAATGAGACCTGGCTACGCACCGGTGAAGGGGAAATGTTTATTGAAGCGTCCCGTGACGAACAAATCGCCGCTTTTGTCGGCGGCATTCTAAAAGACGAAGAAGATACCTTTCAGAAAAAGTTTATATCCATGCTGGCTGCATTGGATGAATCAGACTGGGAAGTTCTACAGAAGATGGTTGAATTATTGCAAGAAAAAAAGGGCTGATTATTTCAGCCCCAAGATCGCTTTGACATACGTAAAGATCAGGAATAATCTCCTATCATCGGCATGATCGAGCATTTCAATTATAAGTTTCTTGTAATCATCCATAATATGTACCCTCCGATCTGGTATTATTATACTAGAACATTCGTTCGATTTCAATATTTTTTCGAACACTTTTTCTCTGTATACTAATATTACGGATCAGAAGGTCAAAAATTAGCAAATTTTGGAAATCGTCTCCAATCGTGGACACTTATTTCCATGGACTGTCATACAGGTCCTGCATGTGCACCTGTAGACCCTTCGCGATCTGCTCCAACGTATCGAGTCTCGGAACGCTGCCATTGCATAACTTTCCAAGTGTAGACTTAGGCACGCCCGTTAAGATCGATGCCTGCCGGAGAGATAGGTTTTTCTTATAAATGGCTTCTGCAATTAATATCTTCATATAGACAGCATCTGCAAAATGTGAAAAAACATTCTGAAAAGAGTAATGAAATGAAAAAATGTATAGAGGTTAAAAATCTATTATGGGAATTTTAAACTTTCTTTTTATCAAAAGCAAAGCGGTGGAAAGGCTTGACAAAAATACCATTTACAAAAAATATTATGCGGACTATCCTGAAAAACCATATATTTCTAACGAAAGAAATATACAAGAATGGTTGGAACGTGCAGAAATGTTTCCAAGCCAATCTTTAGTTTCGAGGAATATGATGATTCGTTATAATGATGGCTTATTACCGGGTCATATTTACATGTTATACTGGCTAAAAAAATATTCAAACAAAAGGATACCAACATACTTCGAATATAAATATGGCATTTCTTTTGAAAAAGAAAAAGCTTTTTTGACCAAAAGAGGGTACCTCCTCAATGACAAGCCAACTCCAAAAGGAGAAACTGCACTAAGCAATCACAAAGACGTTATAGAAACCCATAACCCAGAATCCAACATACATCTTCCTAAAATACCAACGCCTTCTAAAGATTTTGCTTATAATAATTTATCCGGAAAATCATACGAAGCAAAAGGAGATATTGATTCCGCCATCGCCTTATATGAATATAACATACAGCAAAAGGATCAAGGTTCTTTTCCTTACGAACGTTTAGCTATTATTTACAGAAAGCAGAAAAAATACTCTGAAGAAATTAGAGTCTTAACTTGCGCAATAAACGTATTTACTGACCAAGTTCCTGATGCAAGACCTGATAAACTTAAGAAATTAACTCACTTTAAAGAACGTCTTGAGAAAGCAAATGCTTTATATCTAAAACAATCGACTTCAAAATAAAGGCAACCGCATGCCTAAACACTGTAATTTTTCAAATTTTTGAACGTATATAGTAGGGATATTATTCCATATACAAAATACATTTCAAAAGGAGAACACATATGAAAAAGAAAATTGTAACCCTTATGCTGGCCACTGCGCTCACCGCTTCCGCGCTGACCGCGTGCGGATCATCAAGCGATTCATCCACTTCTTCCTCTGCCAGTGCCTCTTCTGCAACCGTTGAATCCTCAGATTCTTCTGTAGCCGAAACCGCAAGTAGTTCTGTTATTACTGACATTTCAACTATTTCTGATTCTACCGCTACAGAAAATATCTCTGAGGAATCCGTTTCGGTAAGCAGTGAATCTTCCGAGGATTCAGTTGCCTTCACGCCGATCGGCGATAGTCTTGCAATTGATTTCGATTTGAACGGTCCATTAGAATTCCCTGATGATGCAACTGGAAAGTGGCGCAAAGTTACTTTTTCCGAGGGTGAAGTAGAGTTTCAATATTACGCTTTATGCTATTACGATACATATTTCGAATCCGACGACGAAGTTCATGTCTTATACAATTTCTCGAATAAAACCGTAAACTGTATAAATTGTTTTGGCAGTTTTCTTGATCTTCGTGTACTTGACTATGTAGATAAAGAAGAGCATAGCGCAAAGGCTGCTTGCGGCGGTACTTTGCTTGCGGAGTATCACATTGACATTGCCACAGGTGTCGTGGAACAGATTCAGTAAAATAAAAAACCGCCCCGGTGCGCCAACACCAGGACGGCAGTTGAAATTGATCATCCAGAAAATGGACAATCACCCGGATATATAATACCATTTTCTGGACACCAGAACAACCAAAAAGTTTGTTCGGTGTTATTTTTGTACCCTTTTTTGCCTATTTTCAGGCGTAAACTATCAAAAATACAAAGGAGGATGGCTATTATGGCTGAGGGAGTTAGAAAACGAGGAAAAACATGGTCTTACTATTTTGACACTGCAAAGATAAACGGTGAGAGAAAGAAAATTGAGAAAGGCGGTTTTCGGACGCAAAAGGAGGCTTTAGATGCCCGCGCGGCCGCAATTGCGCAGTATAATAATGTCGGTCGAACATTTTCTCCAAAAGAAATCAGCGTTTCCGATTATCTTGACTATTGGTTAGAGACTGCAATCAAAAAGAATATTGATCACGGATACAGCTATAATACATACCGCGACTACGAATCCAAAATACGTTTACATTTAAAGCCAGCGTTCGGCATGTACAAATTAAGCAGCTTTCAATATGCTCCGGACAAAGTTCAGGAATGGGTTGACAACATGAAATTAAAAGGATTGTCAAAGCGTATGATTCAAAATACTTTGACCTGCCTGCAGGGTGCACTGAACTATGCGATTATACCGCTGAAATACATCCAGGCAAATCCATGCATTCCTGTTAGGGTAGGCAAAATGCCAATAGATCCGGATGCCAAAGCTCACGCAGAATATGTATGCCCTGTTGAAGAATTCGAACGAATCCTGCAGCGTTTTCCACCCGAAAACTATTTTCATCTTTCCCTGGTAGTTCCATACAACTGCGGAACCCGAATAAGCGAAACATTTGCAATTGACCTAAACGAAGACGTAGATTTCCAGAAACATGAACTGCATATCAGAGGACAGTGGCAAAAAAGGAATAAGACCTGGTACATAAAGCCACCAAAATATGACTCCTATCGTACAATCAAAATGGGAGAAACTCTGGAGCAGGCATTGAAGTACGGCATACATCAAAGAAAATTAAACAAATTGAAATATGGCGGCGCGTATTTGAACACTTATGTCATGCCGGATAATTCCATAACTCAAATCAGGGCAGATATCCAGGTTGCTTATAAGGAAATCACCCCTCTGTGTGTCAAGGATACTGGCGAACTACTTACGCCGGACTCTTTCAAGTATTGTGCCCGGGTTGTTCATTACGAGCTTGGCAATGTATTGTTTCACTCGCACTGTCTGCGGCATACGCATGGCACTATTCTGGCCGAGGCCGGTGTGAACCCCAAAACAGTTATGGAACGGCTGGGACATAAAGATATCACAACGACATTGCAGACATACACATTCAACACAGAGCTGATGCAGCAAACGGCAGTTGATGTATTCGAGAATGCGATTCACAAAAAAGCATAG